TCATGGTTTTCCGGTATGATTCATATCTTTTGGGAGCCATAAAAGCCAATCTCTGCTCAAGTGTTTTTTTGAATGCCTCCGGATCTCTGTTGTATATATCAAGGATACGGCCTGCCTCCGGTCCTTCGGTTGTGGTTATTATCTCTTGTGTTTTTTCAGGGCTTTGTAGCAGTTCAAATATAGTTCCTATCTCTTTTTCTTCTGACTGCCTCTTTTCCATCATTTGACGTTGCTTTCTCAGTTGATTAGCCTGAAGCAATGCACCACCTAAACCCTGCAATCCTTGAGTGATATCACCCATAGGCTGAACAAAAAAAGGATTTCCATTAGCCATTATTAGCCCTCCGCTGGAAATATTCCGAGATCGTTATATAAAACAAAAAGGAAATTATCTTTCATGATAACTGCTTTCTTATTCTTTTTATAGACTTCATCTGCAAGACATCCCTGACACTCACCATTCAAGCCCAACATATTTGCAACAGAGTTCCATGTCCATGTGTACCAATTATGGCCATTTATTTTACCGATATTTTTAATGTTAGATTTCAAACGCCGGTCAGAAAATAAACCCCCTGCCAGTATCCCTAATTGGCCTAATCCAAACAGGTTGCTTATTCCCTGCTGCCTGCCCATCTGTTGCGCCTGGGCTGCTGCCGTTACGCCTTGCGCCTGTGTTTGTCCCAACCCTGCCATTCCCTGAGCTATTTGTGGGGCATATGAGGGTAAACCGGCAAGACCTTGAAGCCCTTGTAGTTGCTGATTATAAGCCTGCAGCAATGCCTGGTTTTGTAATTGGGTATTGTAATCATACAAAGCACCTTGAACATTTCCGGATCTCAACCCACCCGTTGCTCCTGCGCTCCTGAGTATGGCTTCCTCCCCTGCCTCTCTGCCACCCATAAGGGATTGATACAACGGAGATGTCATGGCTTGTTCAATATACTGTTGTTGACTACCACCCGTACCACCTGGCAAGCCATAAAGCCCTGCCAATGATCCCAATGCAGCCTCTCTATACTGTCTCGGTAGCCTTTCGACCTCTTTTAAATAGTCTAAAGCTTCTTTACGGCCTGCATAGTCAAGATTAGCCGCATAAGTTGCCGCGTCTGCTGCATCATCCCCACCACCACCAAAAATATCACTTAATAATCCCATATTTTTCTCCTAAACTTTGATACCCCACCATTTTTCGGTTGTCTCATAGTCTATATCTAAGGTCTGACCGTCTGTTAAAACCTGTGATGTTGCACCGTTTATTGTATCTGTTCCAGCCCTGTTTATTGTAAAAGTGTTTCCGGATCCACCCGTATTTATAAACCTGTAATGCTGACCGTTAATTCCTGGTTGTAAATTACCGACAAGATTCCCCACATCAGTATCTCCATAAATAACTTCAACATTATATGGTATCGATACCGGAGTTGTAACAATTCTGAGATTTTCTTTTATACGTCCGGATACTGTTTTTACTGAATCTCCTGCCGGTGTTATTATAAGGTTTCCGGTACTGTCACATTCAAGATCCACATAAACAGCATTGTCAGTATAGCTTAATCGTAACTGTATGGCCGTATCAAGTATATCTACCTTTTTTCTTGGAGTCGGTGTCCCAATTCCAAGTCCTGCAAACACAGGTGTTGAAGTTGTATCGATATCTTGTGGTAGATTTAGAGTTACGGTCCCATTGCCATTATCAGTTACAATAACACGTTTATCTGACTGCTGTATTATCCATGAGGTAAGGTCTGAGACACTGACCACATCACCGTTTGAATCTGTTGCCACAAGTAAGCTGTTTGACAGGTTTAAAAGTGGAGTTATAGCGTCAATTATATTGTTTACCGTGGTTATAACTATAGAGCTGTCATCATTTATGCTGAGATAGTCTTCTATTAAAACAGTCGGCCAGTCTGTAATCTGCTTTAATGTTACAGCGCCCAAATCCACTCTTGTTAATCGAGGTATTTTAACAGGATCGGCCATTAGTTATATTCTATCTCCATTTTTGCAAACGCATATCTAGAAGATGCTGCCCCTCTAAATTTAAACCCTATCCAGTTATTCACAGATCCCAATCTCCTTAGAAAAAATCTAAGATTATAATTATAAGGTGTTCCGTATAGACTCCAATACTCACTGCTGAATATGACACCATCATAAGTTACTGAAAACGCCACTGTTGCATCATCAACAGAAGTATGACCGGTTATAGTGTCTATACTTAACTGGTCAATGGAAAATCTTTCAAGGTCTAAAAGAGGGGAGAATAAGATCCATTCTGTTTTATCACCGTAATGGTTCCCACTGGTTTCATCCAAAGTCCCTATCTTTCCCTCTCTTTTGTCACCGTAAACCCATTGGCCAGACCTGCCATCAAACACTCCATTTATCCCTCTGTATGGCATAGAGCCGTTTATATCGCTTTGAAGTATTGACCATGCATATTCTTTTCCGAAAGTATTGGCTATGTCTACGTTATAGCATAGAGTTTCGTTCGGTAAATGCATTAAAATAAAAGATACATCTTTTTCATATCTGCTTTCAACACGAACGTCTTTCAGATCTTCCTCATTATATTGTTCGATAATCCGGTCTATTTCTCTTGTGGATATTTTGACGTTACTTCCAGTACCAACGGCATAAGCGAATATACTGCCGTCCTTTTCTCCTCCCAATATGTAGAATGTTCCTTTATGCTCAGTCTTTGCATGTGTGGCCACAATGCCTATCTTTTGCGCCCTATTCTCAAGCCTGGTAAAAGCAAAATTTGTTTGAGCAATGTCTTTGAAATACTCAACGGAATTTCTGTTCCAGACAACTACTATATTGTCCTGTGTCTTTGATACGCCTAAAGTCGGATCGGGGCTAAATTCTGAAGTTGCAAATTTTAATGGATCTATGCTTGTTTCATCCGTTATGTCTGTGTGATAAATAGACTCCCCATCTGTCAAAAAGTAATAGCCGTTTATCCATACACAATCTATAGGTTTGCCTAAATCAGGATCCGTCACTTCGACAAGGCCCAATGAGGTAGTATACCTATACATCTTTTGATCTGCTATAATGACCTGACTTTGAAAGCTGTATGGTAATGATACTTGCTCTGTTCCTGATATGGTGCCTAATTGAGTTTCTACACCACCTGGAGACACTTCTATAAGCTTATCGCCTGATACCCGAAAATGCTTTACTATCCTGTCATTATATATTGCTCCACGATCGATACCATTGACATTGCCTAACAGCCTTAATCCAGGGTATTCTATCATATAGCCTTGAGCACCTAAAATATCACGCTTAACTGCGTACATATTCACGGGCAAATTATCACGGTAATCAGTTTCGATAGATAGCTTGTCGCCTTTTATTAATGTTATCGGCTCAACTGGCATTAATAGTCCTCTGCGTCTGTCAGTTCAAAATAGATAATTCTTGTTTCAACCCTGCTGTCTGAGGTTGTTGCTACAATTACAACTTTCTGGTTTACCTGCACCGTTTCAGCTTTTATCCGGTAATTTACATTAGGTGTGGATAATGACTGTGATACAACAGTCAAGCCGCCATCTGCTGTAAGCGTATATGATGCAACGTCCTCTCCATCATTAAGATATTGTTCAAAACTTTCAACATAATCGTTAATATCACCGATTATCATTTTATTTGTAGCGCATGAGTTTGGAGCTTCTTCTGGATCTGTATAAAACTGTTGATAATCATATCTTTTGTATCTATTTCCGGATCCAATTGGCATTCTGTTGGGGTATTGAACACGATTAACATTTGCAGTCTGAGAAAAAAGAAAACTTGAAGCGGATCCAGATTGCCTTATTAATGCCTGGTCAACATTAAAACCTTTTCCAAAATCCGGAATAAGACGGACAGCAAGAACAGACGAAACAGCATCCCAATATTTCTGAGGCATATTATGCAGGCTGTTAACATCCGGGTTATCTTCAAAGTTATAGTCAAGGCATACCTCTCTTGCAAAATACTCATGCATCATGTTTTCAAGAGTGTTTAGGGCAAGCGATATATCTTCAGGTGACGGTATTTTAGTTATACCGGATATTCTTAACTTGCTATATGCACGATTTATGATATCTATTTTCAGTTCACCGGCCATTATTATTCCTCTATAGGTTTAAATGCTGGCTTTACATTCTTTTCTTCTTTGTCGGTTTGATTTTTTTTGGATTGCTTGACTTTTTTGGTTTGCTTTTTTTCTTCTTTGGTAGTAGTGGCATTGTCAACCTCCAATGTGTCTTGTGGATTTTTCTTCCATCCGTCTTTCAGGCATGAATCAAGTTGCCAAACTTCAAACACCTCCATTGTGCATTTGACACCTCTGATTTCATGCGTGTCACCTGGTTTGTAAAGTGCAATTCCCATCTTTTCTCCTTATGAGTTTGGATTGTCACCGCTACCGTACTTAACGGCAACGGTGACATTGTATCCAAAAACTAATTAAATTCAGTCAAGAGTTTAAGTGTACGTAACTGCAACTCCAGCGTTGGACGGGTTGTTGACATTAACCCCATACCAGACCATGAATCGGTACTTAAAGTCAGCGGTAATAATGTCGCCATCATACATTAAATATGCAGATAATCCGTTGGCCAAAGTTTCAGTAACATATTTGTTACCGCCCCACTCCTTGATTTTTTCCCATGGAAGCTCACCACCGGAAACTGTAACAGCCGATCTATCCCAAAACAGATTAACCCTGTTTGTGGCATCTATATTCATTCGATTCATCGTTGCCGTATTAAGGATCTGCGTATTAATGTTGGCATACGCTTTTTCCAGGGTTGACAATGCTGCGTCATCGGCGGCGATCGGTTTCGGAAAAACTGTTACACTGGTACCTGTTGGTTTTGCCACAATGGTAAAAGTCATAGGATCTGCAGTGTTGGTCTTGTCCATCAGTCCCAACGCATATACAGGAGTCCCACCGTTTGCAAAATAAACCTTGTCGCCAACATTGTAGCCTGCCGAAGCAGTCACGGCGATAGTGGCAGTCCGATAATCATAGTTAGTGACAACTGTGTTGTTGACCACTGTCCCGGGTAACGGTTTTTCTGATACATCAGCCGTTACAGTTGTTGCAGGATCGGCACCACCGGCCAAAGTAGGCAGGTAAGAACCCGTATAAACCCTGAACCCTGAAATCTGAGGTTGTAAAAGGCCTGTTCTCCAGATCTCTGATGGCAATGTATCAATGGTTTCACGTGCGGCAATATCGATACCGAATTTAAGATTATCAGCATCGTTCAAGACATACATTCTATCGGTCATATAAAGCTGTCTTTCGTTCATCAGCTTCATGGCGTTGCCGATAAAATCATATCCGGATGTCACGTTTGACCTGTAAAACAAAGAACCATTGTTTGCGATACCTGAAGCAATATCAGAGTTAAGACCGGCAGCAAGTTTTCTGCCTGCTTCTTCGGCTCTTTTCTCCCAATATGACATATCCCTCATGTCATCGATTCTTTGTTCAACAACATCATTCCATGGATCCTCAAGGACATAGGGTACACCTTCCTGTATGATATCGGTTTCATTTCCGGTCATGTCCCAACCCTGTTGTCTCGGTGAGTGCTGCTGCACATCACGCCAGTATACATTCCCTGCATTTTGAAGGTCAGACGGTGTCGGTTTATCGAGAGTAACAAGGGGCAAAAGTTGCTCCTGCTTGTTGTGAGTCTCAACAAACTTATCCATCATTTTCATTACGGTTTTAATTGTTCCAGCCATTTTTTTTCTCCTTACCAGTTAGATACATCTATTTCGGCACTTTTAGCCTGATTCCATATCTCCCTTACAGATTGGGTATTCCCACTGGCTACAGCTTTATCATACTTCTTGCGGAGTGAGGTTGCTTTTGATCCTTGAGATACGTCACCTTTTATCTTTTTTGCCGGTTTAGATGCATTTGATTTTTTTCTGTTTATATTTGTGGAAGCGCCATTTAGAGACGCTTTCATTTCTCCTAAAAACACCATCGCATCAAGCCCGGTGGGATCGTTAATGAGTTTTGCCTGCAACTGTTCCAGACTAGCCTTGTTCCTGCCAAGTTTAAACATAACCTTTTCAGATCCTGCGCCAAGCTTTGAAATTAAGGTGTCTGTTACCATGTCTCCATTCTCTGTAACAGATCCTATAGCATTTCTGACATTCTCATCAGCTTTTACATATGCTTCTGGATCGATATTATGTTTTTTTATAACTTCCTCGGCTCTTTTCAAATGACCGTCAACGGCGTTTGCAAGCTGTTTTTTTTGGGCTTCGACCTGTTCTTGAAGACGATTAGATTCCTGCATTTTTTGAAGTTGCTGCCTGTTCCAGTTGGTAACTGCTACCCGATATTCATCATCAGTTTCAAAGTCATCCATGATCGGCATCAAGTCATCTTGTTTGGTTTCCCATGTGAACATGTTTTGATTCTGAGTTCCAACACTGGAGGCAGACTCAAGAACTGCTATTTTTTTCTTGAGTTCTTCAAGTTCATTGTCCCTTTCAGATAGTTGCCCTTTTAACTTCCTCCTTAACTCGATATGCGATGTTAGCGGGACAGATTTAGAGCCCTTAGAGGTATCAGACCCTTCTTGATCTTCATCATCCATCCAGGATGTATCTTCATCTTCATTATTTCCTGAATCATTTTCCCGTCTTTCATCATCGCCTTCTTCATCGCTGATTTCCAACGAACCTTCTTCTTCATCTTCTTCTTCAGGCTGGACTTCCTCATCCTGTCCTTCCTGTGAACCTTCTTCGTTTTTATCAGCTTGTTTTTCAAGACGTTCCGCTTCTTCTAAATCTTTTTGTGCTCCCTCTGATAATTCCATGTTTTTCTCCTCTCATGGTTGAGTAAATATTCCATCCGTGATTGCCGTCACGTTCGGTTGTGTTTAACCTGTTCACCTCAGTATCACTTGACATTCAGGGAGCTACCCTGTTTATCAATTAATTTGGTTCAAACTATTTTTTCTTTTTACGTTTTTTCTTCTTTTTGCTCATTCCGGCTTCACTCAAAGCAATAGCAACAGCCTGTTTTCTACTTCTTACCTTCGGGCCTTTCTTGCTACCGCTATGCAGTTTTCCGGTTTTATACTCTTTCATAACCTTTTCGACCTTGCGCTTTTTCCCTGCTTTTGTTTTTGGCTTTTTTTTCATTTCTTTTTATTCCTCATTTTGCCAAGGGTTTTAGCAAGCCTTGCACGTTTACCAACTTTACCGCCCTTCTTAGCTTCTTTGGCAAGCCAGGATTTTTTAATCGTTCCTTTTTTAGTTACAGCTTTTTTGCCTGCACGTTTAGCGGTAGCGGTTAGAGATCCTTTTTTCTTTATTGCCTTTTGTATCCATTTTCGAACTGTAATATCAACTTGCCGTAAAACTTTTCTTTTACTAACTGCCTTATATAGCCTATGTACTTGTTTAAATTTTCCATTATACAATAGATGGTATATCCGCAATTGCGGCACCGATTGTTTCAAGTCCTGTATCCCCATCAGTATAGGCAACGGTTGTATTTGCTG